ATAAGTTAGAAATTATGGAAAAAATTGTTGCAAAAAACTATAACTTAAGTTGGGATGGTTGGACAGTAATAGAAACAAAGCATTCTGACATTGCAAGAACTTCACCAAACGGTATACGAATTAAAAACAAATGGTTTTTAGCTAAGTACTTTGTGCCTGATCGTAATGGCTGGGATATTCCAAATAAGTATAAGGAGTAATCCTTGAAACAACATTTATGGAAAGATAATGCAGTATGTCTTGATTTAGACACAAACCTGTATTTTGAAAAATATGAAGACGATATAGAGATTAGACCAATAATAGATAGTATGTGTATGAGATGTCCAGTAGCAAAAGTATGTTTTGCTAACGGTGTATCTGGAAAAGAGTGGGGTGTTTGGGGCGGTATATATTTAGAAAATGGAGAAATCTCAAAAGAGTTTTCAAGGCATAGGAATAAAGAACAGTGGGGTGAATTATGGAAAACGCTAACAACGGAGAATCAGTAACTGAATTTGAAAGCATTTGCTCTATTCTTTCTGATCTTTGGCTAAACTATAAGCACGAAAAAGACTTTAAAGATTTTATTAGCTACAACGATATTGGGTTGCCATTGGCATATTTTATTGAGGCAGAACTTGTTGAAGCAAGTGAAATGGCAAAACAGTATGTTTATGAAACATGGAATATTTTTCTAGACTCTTTAGACGTTAAAGAAGATATAGGATGGAGCTCTCTTGAAGAATTATTCTTTTATGTAGACAATGAGGAAAAAGAATAATGTGGTCATGGATATTGGCAGCAATTGGTGTAACGGGAATATTTCTTGTTGGTAGAAAAACAATTTGGGGTTGGCTAATCCTTTGCGTAAATGAAGTTTTGTGGATTATTTATGCTGTAACAACAAAACAGTATGGATTTATAGTTGCTGCTATTGCCTACGGAATTGTATATATTAAGTCATTTTTGCATTGGAGATCAGATGAGAACTCATAAAGAATTTGAAGAACTTAAAAATCCAATTGACATAATTATACACACAAAGGTTCCAACAAAGTGGCTTCTTGTTGACAGAGAAACTGGACAGGTGTATCAGGGTAGTTCTAATGGTCATTGGGATAGACTTGATCCATATATAAAGGAAAAATAATGTACACAGATAGTATGAAAAAAGCCTTTCACTCAATTATTCCACCTAAAAATTTTAGTGTTGCGATTATTGATAATGAGCATTTTTTAACTATAAAGCTTAATGAAAAAAGTTTTATAGATATGGTACATGATGAAAAAATACAAGCCCTTCAGTATGTGGTAAAATTAAAAGAGGCATTAGAGCAAAACGGAGCAATTGTATTAGTTACTAGGGAGGTATTAAAATGACAAAGAACTATAAAGATCCAAACTTTTTTACAAATAAAGAAATATTTGACGGAAATTGGCGTAAGCATTTTCAATGGGCAACTGCCTTAAAAACTATGGGAACTAAGTCATATTGGAATGTTCCTAATACCGTTGAGTTCTTTGCTTTTACTACAAAAGCAGCAATTATAATTCCAGGTTTGCTTTTTGGTATTTCAATTTGGTGGCTATATATCTTTGCACTAGTAACAAGCATTTTATTAATTTGGTCATCAACCATTAAAACAATGCCAACTATTATTTGGTTTAATATACTTTGGTCATTATTAGCTTTAACATTTCTTGTAAAGCATTTTGTTTAGGATTAAAACAAAACTATGATAGAGATAATTTTAGCTATTACTGTATTTTTGTTTTCTTTTTTCTGTTTATTTTTAATGTACAGAATTAATGTAATTAGAAAAGAGTACACTAAAATTCAAAATAAAAATATTTTATTTGAAAAATATTTTAATAGCATTGAAGAAAATAAACTTAACAGTGAAGAAAACATACACAAAGAAAACTTTATTAAGTTTTTATCTGAATCTCGTGACTGGGCATATCAGTATATTGAAGATGTTCAAAATAGTTTAGAAAATTTTGTTAATGCTGTTGATTCAGACATAAAACATTTTGATACCTATGGAGACACTTTATCAATGGTAAGACCAGACTATCAGGCAATGAAAAATATTTCATATGCATACAAAGAATTAAAACATTTATTGCCAGAGGAAAAAATATAATGAATTTTTATATGTTTTCTTATGGTTTACAAGAAGTTGAAGAACTATGTGAACACAGTTACAGTGGAGCATTATTTACTTACAATATTCATCAAGGTGATTTTTTTACCAGAATATCAAGAAATATTGATAGAAAAAGAAACTTTAAGTATATGGTAGCAATTAGGCCATACGTTATTTCTCCACAATATTTGCATATGATTAGCAAATCAATTAGTGAAATTGCACCAAACAGAATACAAGTTAATCTTATCAGTGGCTGGATCAAAGAAGAAGAAAAAGATTTTGGAGGAGTGCTTGGAGAGGTTAATGATTTATCTTCTAATGTAGATAGATCAAATTATTTAATAAAGTATATTGATGCAATTGAAAATATAAAAATAAAAAATATAGACTATTATGTTTCTGTAACAAATAAATTTGTTTTTGATGCATCCATTAAAAATAACAGCAAAATAATAATTCCATATTCACAATATAAAAAAAATATATACGATCTAGACAATAAAAATGTAATGATATCTGTAGCTCCCACATTAAGAGAAACAGAAGAAGAATTGTCAAATTTAAATAAAATTAAAAATGAAGATGACATGGAAAATTTTACATATAAACAATTTAGTTTGGTTGTTGAAGAAATAAAAAATAAAGGAATAAAAGAAATAATGCTTTCTTGTTGGGACAATGAAGAAAGAAAAAGAATAAATAATTTTGTAAAACAATACAAAGAAACGGAAAACAAATGAAAGACATTATATTATCAACACTAACAGGTTTTGGATGCGGTATAGTATTTGCTGCATTCAAATTGCCAGTTCCAGCACCACCAGTTTTTGCGGGAGTCGCAGGAATTATTGGTCTATGGATTGGCTTTACAGTACTAACAAGAGCAATATCCTAGGAGGAATAAAATGAATACAGAACAACTAAAGGCAATACTTGCATCATACGGAAGATCAGCACTTTCAGCAGGAGTAGCAATGTATGCATCTGGAATTACAGATCCAGCAACACTTGCATACTCACTACTTGGTGCATTGGTTCCAGTTGCATTAAGAGCAATTAATCCAAATGATAGTGCATTTGGTCGCCTACCTGACACATCAGTTGTAGACAAAGCATTGAAGTCTGCAAAGGTAGTTAAGAAGGCTCCTGCAAAGAAGGCAGCAGCAAAGAAGAAGTAATAAACTTCACTGAGAGGCCAGCCTAGAAATGGGCTGGCTTTCTCTCTGCTATAATTAAAATATATGTCAAAAACAGCTCTTATAATGTGCACTTATGTAAGGTTTGAAAACCTTAAAACTACTTTAGGCTGCATAGAAAGACAAACAAATAAAGACTTTGATTTTTTTATAGTTGATAATTCAAATAGAAATGAAAAATTGCTGGGCTATTTAAATAAATATTCTAATACAACAAAAATAACTGTACATAACTATGGTAATGAGTTTAAACAATTTGGTAGATTTATTCTGGCAAGAGACTTAGCGGAATCAGGATATGAGAAAATAATATTTATTGATGATGATGAGATAATTCCAGATACATTTATACAAGAATGTCATGATCAGTATGATCCTAATTCTGTTAAAACATTTTGGGCACACATGGTTGAGTATCTTTATAGAAAAAAAATTAAATTAGAAAAAAATGAATGTGGAAACTATGCAGGAACTGGCGGATTAATATGTCATTCTAGTTTGTTTCTTAATGATGATTTTTTTGATTGTCCAGAAGAATATTGGATTATTGATGATCTATGGCTATCTTTTTATATATTAACATTTACAGACCTTAAAATTCAAGAACTTAAAACAGACATTAGGTTTATATTAGACAGAAAAGCAACCTTTATGACGTTAGGAAACCTTAAGCAGGAGTTTTCTGATAAATTTATTATTCCAATATCTAGAGATTTAGGACTAAAACTTTAATAGATCTTTATATGTTCCATGTAGTTTTTCTTGAGAAAAATTATTTACTCCTATTTCAAAAGCCTTATTTTTATTAACAAAAATATCGCTATCATAATAATCATCAATCATCCTAGCAAGCATTTTAGGATTAGCTTCATATACATTAAGCATAGTACGAGTCATTAGTCTATCAACCTTAACAGTGTCTGCAAGCCATTCTAATGGAAGTATCTTATTGTTTGGAGATATGTTGGTCATAAAAACGGGTAGAGAGCTTAATAGAGCCTCATTCATGGGTAAACACAGTCCACCATACCTTCTTGGCAGTACCATTGCGTCATAGCCCTCATAGAGGCTTTCACGTGTATCTGGGCTAGAAGTGTCAATGGTAAGTCTTGGATCATTACACTGTATTTCTAAAGGAGTTTGACTTTTAATAACAAGTTCATAGTTAGCCTTGGAATATTTAAGCATTTGAATTACTGTGTTTGTTCCGTTCCTATCTTTTGCAGCAGCTTTTCCACCAACATGAAGTATTTTTTTATGTGTTTTACTTAAATTAATATTTCTTGCATTAGAAAATAAATCTATATTGGTTGGAGGTGGAATGTGTATTACTTTACTTATATTACCAAATTTATTTACTATGTCTTCAAAATTCCATAAGCTTGGTGCAACTAAAACATCTGGCAATGCAAGGTCTGGGTTTTCTAAATTATCTAAAAATTCATAATTGTACTGAAGAATTGTTTTAACTCTTTTTCTTTTTGCTAAAGCAATAAAATGTTTATTGTAAAATGTTTCACAGGTTAATACAACATCTAATCCGTTTAAAAACATCTCTACTTCAAAGTTTTTTGGAAAACCACTAACATGTTGACATTCATATTTTTCATACCACTCTGGGTGTTGTTTATTTCTATTAAAAGGAGCGGAATTAATAAGCATGATCTTTGCTGGATTAAGCATGTCTACAAGTTCTTTTGTTTGATTACCAAGGCCAGTATTGTCTGATCTTGCAATTATGCCAAGTCTCATTCTTTATATCCCCAAGTATTATCATCTTGTGTAAATTTTTGTGTACCATCACGACCATCTAAATGATAAGAGCGTTTAATGCTTCCTTCTGGATGATATATCCAAAGTTTATGAATGTCCCAACCTTCTTGACTAAAAGTTTCATATGGAAAACTGTCATCTTGGACTTTCCCATGAAACCTATCTTCAATAAATGTTTTTTCTTCAGAAAAAGGAAGAACAACATCCCTGTAATACTTAACTGTGCTTAGGTGTGGACGTTGACTCCATTGAACAGTTTTAATAAAATTATCCTCAAGACCAAACATTAAGTGTTTGTGTGGTTCTGGTATTGATGACTCAAAATGAAAACGAATTGTGTTTGCTTTTTCATGCTCTAACATATCTAAACATTCTTGCCAATCAATTTTACAATCTGGAGTTAACGGGGCATCTCCTTCAACATAAAGCATAACTGCAGTATTAATAAGTCCAATAGTTTCTTTCATCATTGTGGTTTGATGACTATGTTCATCAAAAATTATAGGTAATACATTTTTCCATTCATGTAAACATTTCCATAAAACTCTATTTTTATATTCATCATAATCTGCTTTACGGTGTAAGCGCTCTTTACGTAAACCATCTATTTGTAATATAATTTCATTATTAGGAAAGTGTTCCCTTATAGTAGACATTGTTTCATCAATAATTTCTGTACCTGGGTGACTTGGCAAAACAGAAGTAACAACAACAATAGTTACATCATTTTTATTCATGTAGATCCCTCATTATGTTAATGGAAAAATCTCTTTTATACTTAATCCACCAGCACACTACCTGATGCATATTGTTTGGGTAGTTATTAATAAGACTTGGAAGCATTTTTTTTAGTTCTTTCCAGTTTTTAACTTTTTCAATTGGAATTCCCGCAGGGTAAACATAATTAAAATAATCAATCATTTCACCTTTAGAGTCAATAAGATCACCAATAGGCAAAGCCAACATTTCAATAGCCTCAAAAAATCTAAAAGTATCTATAACTTGGGCACCAGCAGGAGCTGGAGCAATCTTAGTTTTTGAAAGTGTTTTATAGTAGTCTTTAGGTTTTTCCCCTTGTGCAAATCCTTCTGTGGGCTTATATAGAGAATTTTGAAGGTTTGGCATTATTTCCGATAACTGCTGTCTACGTTGATGAGTTATCTGTCCACCAAAATAAATATCATATTCTTTAACGGGATAGTCAGGCAAGTTAGACTCTAAGTGTTGTGGCACACCAATAAAAAATTTATTATATTTTTCATGTTTTTGATGTGGGTATTGAACCCAAATAGAAATATTTGGATGAGATATCTTATCTACATCAAAATGAGCTCCCTCATCACCAGTTATAAACAAAACAACTCTATTAAGGTTTTTTAATTGATTTGATATTGCTTTTTCTTTACCAGCATTTCCTTGTCCAGGGATAACAACAAAGCCACGATCTGTTTTTGGTATTTTTTTTACAACTAACTGATTAATATTATTTTTTTCAAATGTTTCTTTTAGTAGTCCATAATCCCATTTGCCATCTGCAGCATCAAGTGGATTAATAGAATATATGTATGCATTAATCATTTTGTAGCCCTAACAAACATCCATTCAGGATGCATATGATCTGTAAAGATTAAGTTTTTAAATCCAGCATGACTTAATATTCTATCAATCTCAAACCTTGATGTTTGATAGGAGTATGGAGAATTTTCTTCACCAACAACAAACTGAAAAAATAAGTTACCACCAATTTTTAATTTTTCATAAGCAAGTTTTATATAGTTAATTTTTTCTTGGTGCTCAATATGTTGAAAGACTAGCATTGAGTATACAAGGTCAAGGTTGTCTGTAAGTTCTTGATACTTTATATTATCTCTTTTAGGTGCAAGGTTTATCATTTCATCGGATATGTCTATTCCATAAAAATTACACTCTTTATACATGTCTGCAAAAGGAACTAACAGTCTACCTACTCCACAACCAATTTCTAGAACATTGTTCCAGTCATTATTATTGTTTTTTATAATATCCAAAAATGTTTCAGTAGATGCCCACTCATCTGCAATATACTTATATCTTACTTCTGGATCCTTGGCAGCGTTATCCCAAAATTGTTTAGATTGATTCATAAAATAAATGTACCTCATGCTGATAGTCTAATATCAATTCTTTGTATCCTAATTCTTTTATCCATTGTCTAAGGTTATACAAAGATTCATCCCATTGCTGTAACATAAACTCAGGGTGTCCAGATAACCAAATCTTTGGTTTATGTTCTTTAAGTACCTTTTCAGCTCCTCCTAGGACCCTCCATTCACTGCCTTCTACGTCTAAGGAAATAGCCGTAGGTGCCTTAATATTATGATCATACACACAAGAGTCTATAGTAATTTGACCATACGTATCTCCTTCAAGATATAACTCTTTAAATCCATGTGCTGCTTCAATTTCAGCATTAACTTCTGGTGGCCACTCATTATAATATATTCTTGAAAGATTATTTATCTTGTCAGATGCAAATCCAGGGATACAAATTAATGGTAGTTCTAAATTATTTGCGCTCCAAAGTAATGGAAAGTGTGACCATACTTTTGGATTGGGTTCAAATAAAACAACTTCTGCACCCCACATTTGACATAGAGCAGGCATTTCCCCTTCTTCTGCACCAACATAATACACAACATCTCCAGATGAAATATTTTCTGACATATGTTTTAATCTTGGTTTTTCCCAACCATGTGGTTTATACCAGTCTGGTCTATTTGCACGATGTTTTGGTAATGTTATTTCAAATTCCCCGTTAACAATAGCCTTAATCATTTCAGTCATTTTGTATCCAATCCATTAAAGATATTTTTGGAGTCCAACCAGTTAGATTTTTAAACTTAGTATTAGATGCAAGAGTTTCTTGCACTTCACCAATTCTTGACGGTATAAACTTAATATCATTTGAAATTATATTAGCAATATCAAGTATAGCGTAGTTACTTCCATACCCAATGTTATATACTTCACCAAATCCATTTTCAACCTCAGATGCAAGAATGTTTGCCTGCACTACATCAGATATATGTGTAAAGTCTCTGCGCTGAGATCCATCTCCAACAACTGTCAAAGGTTTTTTTTCACGAGATTGTTTTAAAAATAGTCCTATTACTGGTGCATATTGACCTTTTAGTGGCTGCCTATCTCCATAAACATTAAAGTATCTAAGCGATATAGTCTCAAGACCATAAAGATTACAATAAACTCTCGCAAGGTTTTCACCAAAAACTTTAGCAGCAGAGTATGGTGTTAGTGGGTCAGACGGTTGTGTTTCTATGTTTGGAAGTATTGCCTTCTTGCCATAAGCAGAGGATGTGCTTGAATATATAAATCTTTTTACGTTATTAACCCTACAAAGTTCAAGGACGTTGGCTGTTCCTAGTGCATTTGACTGAATAGATTTTTTAGGATTTAGTATTGCTGGCTGTATTCTTGCATCAGATGCAACGTGAAACACACAGTCAATGTTTTTAAATAGTGAGGCAATTAAATCATAATCGCAAATATCATATTTATAGTTTTGTGCTTTATCATTCCAATAAAATTGTTCATGACACTCTGCGGATTCATCATCAACACAAACAACGTCATGACCAAGGCTAATTAGCTCATCAACAAGGTTTGAACCAATAAACCCAGCACCACCAGTTACTAAATACTTCATTGTATATTTAATGTTTCTAGTATTGTTGCCCACCTATGTACATATGTATGCTCTTTTTTAGTTCTTTCATGCCCTGCAGTTCTAATACTTTCTCTTGATATACCATCTAAAATATATTTATCTATTTTTGTTTTTAAATCTTCTAAGTTTCCATGCTCATAGAACACAATTTCTTCTCCATCTTTAAAGTATTCCTCAAGTCCTTTAATCCTAGGATAGATAGTAAAACCACCACGACCAGTACTTTCAAATAATCTGTCACTAGTATAGTATGGATAGTTAAAGTTAATATTGAGACTATCACCTATTGCTACCTTGCTTTTTGCATATATACGATTAAGTGCATCACCACGAATTGTTCCAGTATCTCCATCGCCACCTACATGAAGAAATCTTTTACCGTATGTTTTTCGTAAAAAGTTTATTAGCTGTGGACGGTATTTGTGTTCAGGATGATATCCTTTGCTACCAACAAAAATTATGTCATGCTCAAAGTTATTTATATCATAATCTGAATGCACATAGCATTCTTTATCATAAACTCCAGCAGGCAAGAAGTGTCCCTTAACGCTTGTGTTTTCATTAAACCAGTTACACATTAACTTATCTGTAGCAAAGAAATGACTTATGTTTGTATAGAAATCATCACCCTTTAAATCTTTTTCACGTTCAATGCCAAACCACAAGTCAAGGTGATAAGTCATTGTTATTTTATTTACAGCTTTTAGTTGTTTTAAGACATCTATCATTGATAGATTTCCTGGAGTTTGCCATTTGTGTGTGTGTACCCATATAAATAGGTCAGAGGTTAATGCTTTATCTAGAATTTCTTCGCTAGTTGCTTTTTTTTCTTGTAATTTTTTAACGGTATGCCCAAGAGACTCCAAAGACTTAACATGATGATTCTCACTGCTATATTCAACTTCAAAATTACCTAAAAAAACAATATTAGCCACACAAACCCCTTTATTTTAAACGTAAAACAATTATAGCATGACAGCCCAAAAAGCATTGTTTAATTTATTATAAATAATGTGTATCATCTAAAATCTGATATAATGATTATATGATAGAGATAAAAGAGGGTAATTTTGTTATGGGCATGACCAAAGAAGGAATGGTCCATGGCAGAGTAGAGCATATTATGATAGAGGGTGGAATACTTGGAACCCCTGGATCAGAATATTCCTTAGTCTCAATGCCACCAGATAATCCAGCAATGTCTGTTAGGATTTATGAAGAAGAAGATGGTGAATGGGAAGAAACAGCCTACAGCATAGGAATGATGTATTTAGATGCTACAAAGCTAGAAACATTAGAGGGACATCAAATGGATTCAGAAAAAGAAATGGCAATGTATGATGCATCAATTGGTAAGTCAGAGTGTTGTTCAGAAGATATTTCTAAACAAGCACCTTGCTGGGATGGATATGTTCAAAGAGGAATGAAGCCAGGAGCAAATGGCAAACCAGTTCCTAATTGCGTACCTGCTGCAAAAGCAGATGATTTATTTGAAGATGATGATAATGTTGAATACGATACAGATGAAGTGTCAAAAGCAGAGGGATACTCTCCTCCAGCAGGAGCAAGATCTGCTGCTCGTAGAGCAATTAAATTTAAAGAAGATGGTAAGGCAACTGGAGCTGGAACACAAGTTGGTTGGACTCGTGCAGGTCAGTTAGCAAGAGGAGAAACAATTTCTCTTAGCACAGTTAAAAGAATGTATTCATATTTTTCTAGACACGAAGTAGACAAAAAAGGTAAAGACTGGGGCAACAATGCTAACCCATCTAATGGATACATCATGTGGCTTGCATGGGGTGGAGACGCAGGATACTCATGGTCAAGAGGAATTGCTAATCGTGAAAGAGACAAAGTATTGTTTGCTAACTTTGGAAAATTTATACCTGGAGCAGAAACTCTTACAGAAATATTTAACTTATCTAAAAAAGAAGATTTTAGTGGAGTCATTGGAAATAGAAAAGGAAAGCCTGCAGACAAAGAGTTATATGCAAGAGTAGTTTCAGAAGCAAAAAAGAAATTTAAAGTTTATCCTTCAGCATATGCAAACGGATGGGTTGTTCAAGAATACAAACGCCGTGGTGGAAAATATAACTAAGTACCCTTAGTAGGATTTGAACCTACGACCTGCGGATTAGAAGTCCGTCGCTCTATCCCCTGAGCTATAAAGGTTTAGCTGGTCTGGCAGGCTACGATCCTGCGACATCCGAATTAACAGTTCGGCGCTCTACCAACTGAGCTACAGACCAATATGTTTAGTTATATAGTACACCAGGTAGGACTTGAACCCACGATTACCGAATTATGAGTTCGGGGCTTTAACCAACTAAGCTACTGGTGTTAGTTTTATGAATCAGTTACACTTATTTGTTTAAGACAACTTAAACAGTATGTATATGTTTTTCTAGTATATGGGCACGATGCACTTGTTTTTTTTGAATTATGTTTGCATATATTTTGTTTTATCTTTAATATAATATTTTTAATCATTTGTATCATTGAATATTTCATTTTTACCCTGAACTATTGAGCGACAAGCATCAAAAGCTTTTCTAGTTCTACGACTTTTTAAAAACCCTTTGCGTTCCCAAATTTGCTGGGTAAATAAAATATCTTGATCAATTTGATGTCTAATTTCTTTAACCGTAGTAATAACAAGATCCATTATGTTGCTTTTTTGTTCTTCTGTTAGTTCTTCAGTCCAATCAGACATTATCTCTCACTTTCTTCATGAAAATCCATATGGTCATCGTAATCATCTAAAATCATAGCACCATCTGAATCTAATGGCAAAGTAATAGTTTTTTTGCATTTTGGACATTCTTTTTTTATGGTTTGTATTTTATTTTTTATTTTTGTTATTGGTTCTTCATCGTGAAATTTTTCATGTAACTTTGCAGTGCTTGGAAGTAGTAAGCAACCACATATTTCGCAAGCATAAATATCCCATACTGGTTGCCCATAGGACATTTCGTGTTTAGGTTTAATCATATATCTATTGTACTACACAGAATGATCAAAGTCAATTCAAAAACAATAACTATACTTTATTTCTTGTTTTTATATAGTATAAGTATTCATTCATTGACATTGGAATTTTGCTTTCTTTTATTTCTTTTATCCTTGTTTGATATTTTTCTTTAGACAAATCATTCAAACAAAGACTAAGATCATTGTTTTTATTTAGCTCATTTCCAAAATATACGGTCATCCAACTTGTTACATTAAACATTCTAAATCTATTATTATCAATAAATGGTGTAGTAAAAAAATTATTATTTATTTTGTCTAGATAGTCTTTAGTTTTTTTGGGAACAATATTATTAGTTGTAAAATTCTTCCAAAAGTCCGTGTTTTCTTTATTTGTCATATAATGAAAATACAAAAATGATACTATATCTTCATTAAAACTAGATATCGCTTTGTTATACTTGTCTGCAATATCTTTATCTTTATCTTTAAAGTATTCGTCAGCATAAACATTAATAAATCTATTACACATTAGTATTGAGGTGTGAATTGAAGTTGCTTCAAGTGGTTCAAAAAATGAAGATGCCAGCCCAATAGATAGGCAATTTTTAACTAATGGAGTTTTGTAGTAACCAGGATTAAAGCTAAAATGATTAACTATTTCTATGTTATTTCCAAACTTTTCTTTAACCTCTTCTATTGCTTCTTCTTTGGTAATATGTTTTGAATCATAAACATAACCACATCCAAATCTATGCTGTAGAGGAATTCTCCAAGACCAACCGTAATTCATTGCAATAGACTCAGTATGCATCATAGGTTCTTGATCATACATAAAAAATGCCAATGCACTATTACATGGCAAACTGTTAGATGCACTTATCCATTCAGACTTATAGTGATTTCCAATTATTAATCTATTAAATCCAGAAGAGTCTATAAAAAAATCAAAGTCAACTATTTCATTATTTATACAAAGTGATTTTATTTCATTGCTTTCATTAAAAATTATATTGTCTATAATTCCATCAATAATCTTTATGCCACGATCTGATGACTGTTTGTTTAAAAACATAGCCAAAAGTCTTGCATCAATATGCCACGCATGTTTTTTTGTATAAACATTGTTGTTATAGCTACATTGTGCTGGCAAACTTATTGGGTCTAAGTTGTTGTCCTTTAGTCCTGCATACGACAAAAACAAAGCTTCTTTTTTTGCTTCAGTTACTAATTTGTTACTAATTGACTCGTCTTTGCTTTTATGCTTTAAGTATATATTTTCTATTTCTTCTTTGTGAAAAGCATGGAAATAAAAATCTTTGTTTGTTCCCCATTTTATAAACTTAATTCCATTTTTAACTGTTGCCTTTGTTTGCTCTACAAAGTCTTCTATTGATATACCAAGGTCTATTAATGTATCATGAAATAATGGAGTAGTGCCTTCTCCAGCCCCTAAAATTCCTATCTTGCTACTATCAATCACAGTAATTTCGTAATCTGGATACTGTTTCTTAAATAAAAGAGCAGAAAGATATCCAGCGGACCCTCCTCCAATAACTGCAATTTTCACAAAAAGATCCTAACTTTAATTATAATTTTTTCTTGTCCAAAATGTTTTTTTATACCAACCAGACAAAACAGCTTTACTTTGCTCTCCGTGTTTTTTCCCTATGTTGACTAATCCATTAGCTATTTTAGATGACCAATTTTCTTGACGAAATGGAATTATTTGTGCAATTGGAGTTCCTTGTGGAATAACTCCTTCAAAACCATCTTTAATATAAAATGGAAGACTTCCTATTGGGTTTGTTACAAAACCACCGTCAACCACTCCACTTACTGTTGTAAATGGAAGCTCGTGTCTATTAATTGGATGCGTTAATAAAAAACTATAGCCAAGTGGAATAGATATTGCAGCAGAAAATTTCCAGGTAAACATTAAGGGATTGTGTCCTTCAGGAACTAAGCTTGGATAATCATCTTGAATTTGTGCTTTTGGTGTAAATGCATCATTTCCTTTGCAGGCAATATAAGGAATACCATTGTTGTTTTTTACATAAAAGTCATAAGGAAGAACAAGCATGTATCCAATTGTTAAAGAGTCTAACAAAGATGTGCAATGCTTTACGGTCTTATTAAACCTTGTCTCAATAGAAAAAACCTCATTGTTTTTCCATAAATCTATTTCTTTATACCATTTTGGTACATGTCCTTTTGCTGGCTCTACTATGTTTGGGTAAAATTCTAAATAAGATTCATACTGCAATATTGGTTTTTTTTTAAACATATATATATTGTATCATTACTTGAGCATGTAATAAACAGATTGTATTTTCAGCATATTTTAAAAATATTTTACATTTTTGTAAAGATAATCGTCAATTGGGCTATATTTTCTAACAAAATCTCTTTCTTCTTCAGTTAACGTATCATACAATATTTTTGATTCTGGATTTACTGATGGTTTTTTGCTTTCTACAGCCTTTGGAGTTCCTTTAATTCCTAAATCTAAAAATATTTTTTCTTGTATTTCAATAGATCTTCCATCAATATTGTTATTGTTTAAAAATAAATTAACTCTATTTTTCCTTGCTTCTAAAAACTTTTCGTCAAAGTTTAGCTGAACATGAAACATGTTTTGTGGATGATCTCTTACAAAGTAAAGTTCATCGCCTAGAAAATGTTTTGCTTGAAAATTTGGATATAGATCTTTTTCTTGTAACCAAATAAAAAAATGTTCTTTTGTTAGTTTACTTTTATCGTATTCTTCTTTTATGTCTCCCATTTTATTTAAAGATATTTGATGGGCATAAAGACTTACTGCCTGCTCTACTGGATCTCTTAAAACTGTAAAGACATAAGTTTGTTCATCTACCTCTGAATGCCATCCACCATGTGTATTTGGCCGTTTAATAATTTTTATATCATTTTCGTTTAATGTTTCAAGCATTGCATCTCTTACTGTTGAAATAATATGTCTTCCACCAGTTTTATGTATGTGCATAAAATAAATCTTATTATATTTTTGTTTTGTGCTCAAAGATAAACTCTTCATATTCTTTATTTAATTCTTTTATGATGCTTAGTGATCCAACTTTTTCTTCTATGTCAAGTCTAACTTCATCTTTATCTCTTTGAATATGACCATCATACTTATCTTCCCATAGTTTTCCTGAAAATTGAGCATTTTTAAATTTAGATTCGTAATCTAGGCTAAGTTTTCTATCAAATTTTTTAGCAATGTTTTCAAAATGATTAACAGTATTTGTAATTAAATCTTCAAACTTACCAATATATATTATTTCTTTGTTTGTCTTAGCATAATCTATATAGGATCTATATAGGTTACAGTTTGAAATAACCACACTGCTTATTGTTTGCATATCAACTTTAACTGATGGCTGAAGCTGTTTATTAATTAGAGAAGATATAGCATCCTCTGGCTTTCTAAAAATTGTTACAGTATCTAATTCTTTAACGCTAAAAATTTCTGGTATGTGAACAGTTGCATACATTGAATCAAAAAAATAGTTTGACAACAACCCTGAATAAACATTACCTGATCTTGGAAAAGAGTTATATATTATTTGATTCATCTTACTATTGTCTCACATTTTAGCGGGTGAGTCAAGTACAGAATCAACTGCATTATCTACAGTCCTAGTAATAGTAAAGATATCCCTAAGAATACCACCTTGATCCCAGGATGAGGGTTTAATGGTTTCACACATATTATTTACGAGGATAGTCCCATTGTAAGATGTTTTGAGCAAACAGAAATAAGATCTACACCATGCATATCGTTATGCGTAGCTTCTCTTTTACAGTAAAAACACTTCATATATTGATTATATCATATTAGGATTTTAAGCAGTCCAAGCAAACAAATGGGTCATCTGATGGTTTTACATAAAGGCGAAGGCATAAATTGCAAGCTACCTTATATGGATGATATTTATAGTATGATGATTCAAAAGTTCCCATTGGTGTATTCTAACATAGGTTTTTAAGTTCGGCGCCGTATAGAGATACTAAAACAGCCCTATGCATCTAACGATGCACCATCTGTTACTTTATCTTTAGGCACCCATACCTTTTTGCCATCTTTCCACACAGGCCAATAGCCTAAGCTACGCCAATCCATCTGGGTAATCTTTGGCTCTTTAATCTTGGTTAACCTTATATGTCATTGCAACATAGCAAGCAACATATCCCATAATAAATGCGGGAATAAGAAATAAAACATTAATCATTATCTATCCTTTCCATTAGTACACCATATGTGTCCATCACTCATGGTTTGATGAGTATCCCAGAATGAGTCATCATCTTTAGATATTGTACAACAATTAGTATCCACCTAGGCACTCATTTCTGGTATGGAATAACCTAATCTTAATCATAATTTTGCGGGATGGAGCAGACAATGGCTCATTACAAGATAAGCAAGACATAGACCACTCCCCAGTAAAGAAATCACGAACCATACCCTTGTAACCATTATACTTATGCGCCACAAAAGTAGCAAATGGGTCTGGTATTTCCATGTTCATCATTTTTTAACCACAGGCAATCCGCCTGTTTCACTGTCTCGTTTAGACTTTGCTTTTTGTTGTGGAACAAATACTTTGTTGTGTGCTTTGCGTTGTTTCTTATTTAGCCTGCGACCCACAATCTTTGTTTCAGGAGCAGTTGGATCTGGGGCAATTAGAGGTTTATTATGATCTGGTCTAGACCAAGATGCTGGTGTGCCCATAGGGGTAGCCTCAATTGCTGATTTGTTTTTATGAAGTTGTTTTTTGGCATTGGCTAATTCTTTAGACCAATTAATTTCTTTTTTCATAGCTTGGCTACAAACTCAGAAGCCATCTTAAGACCCTTAACCAAACCATCATGATAGTCTTGGTTCTTAATCACTTTGGCACTATCCCAAATACGATAAGACTCTTTGGCCAACAGCTCTGATATTTCTTTCTTTAGCATTATGTCGTCTAGGCTCATATATCCAGTATATCCAATTTTGCAGGGTATGTCAAGCAAATATAAGTGTAACAAGAACAGTAGCAACAACAAAGATAAATAAATATTTAACGCCTTTTTCAGCTTTTTCTGTATTCATATAA